CAACTTTGTGCGGATTTAAATACAAATAATACTAAAAGTATTAATGCAATCCATTTAAGATTTTTATTAAACCACTTTTCCATTATGCTTTTTAAACTATATATTATTCTTTTGGGACATCATCCACGCCTGGATCGAATACTTCGCCTACAGACTCTTCATTAATCTCAGGTTCTTGTTCAGGCTCCATTTCAAGATAGAATCCTTGTGCCATTGCACCCCATCTCTGTTGTAAAAACTCAACATTTTTTAAATTATCTCTTGCATCTTGAACTGTTTGTCCAAAAAGATTAAAACATTTGAAATAAATCTCATGTTCTGATTCAAAATCTAATGCTGACTGAAGACCAATTCCACCAGGATTTGATAGAATATAGAATGTAAATTCAGCAGCTTGATACCCAAGCTCTAAACCTTTGCCTTTTTTCCCTTTAAATAAAGTATTAGCTGCATCAATTTCTTCAGCTAATTTAATAACCCCCATCCATGCATTTTCTTTCCACATACATCTGTGCATTATGAAATGCTTTAAATAATCACATATTTCTTGTCCTTCTTCTGGAGTTCCTATTTTATAAATAGTTTCTTTCCATTCTTTAGCTGCATTTTCATAATCAAGTTTTGCTTGAGCAACCTCTTCTTCAGAAGGTTTATTTATTGATGGGTCGCCAACAATTTCATTAAGTTTCTCAGTAAGTTCCTGAGTGTTGTTAATTTCTAGTTCTGCCATTTTTTACGTATTATTTGAATTATAATTAAAATCTAAATTGCTATCTATAGTTGCATTCTGTGCATAATAATGATGTGTTTCTGTTTCTTTTGATCTTCCTCTTTCTTTTAAGGAATATCTATTGTTACCAGTTTCAATCAATCCTCTGACTATTAAAACTTCTTCTTGACCATCTGTAACAAGAGAAGTTCTCCAAAAGGGTTGATTTGTCGATGGATCTTTATAAATGTAAATTTGTCGTATTCCTTTGTGCGATTTTAATAATCTTATAAAGTTTTCTATCGGATAAACACAAACTGATTGTGGCTTGCTGATCAATTGATTTTTCTTAATACAAAATGTCATGAAAACTGGTTGATCAATATACTGTACATTATACCCTTTTAATGCTTCATCAAGCCCTCTCATCAAATAAAAAACCTTGGTTATTTTTTATATGCCAAGCTTTAACAATAGTTTTAAATGCTTCTTTATGCTCTTCAAGTTCATCTCCTTGACATACAATTTCTTGTATTAATGCGGATTTTGTATGAACTGCTAAAATAGATGCCTTTGCAATTTTAACTTGTTTTTCAGCAAACATTTCTTCAGCAGCAATGGCATAAGCGCCAAGCTGATGTTTATAAATCTGTTCTTTAACAGATCCTTTGACAATAAATTTACTAGTAGTTTTAAAATCGGTGATTACGCGGCCAATACCATTTTCATTGAAGAAAACATCTGTTTTGCCACGATAAAATAAAGATGGAGAATAAAGGACGAGTTCGGTTCCTATAAGATCAGTATATGAGTTGGCATAGTCCGAATAATAGAAATTCAAAAATAATTCTCGTCCTTTATCTATTTTCTCCATCGGCACACCTTCCTGTTCCAACAACATTGGTGAAACCTGTTGAGTGTGTTGAAGAGCCATAGAGGGATCTTTACTCTTCGCTAATTCTTTTACAAAATTTTCAATGAATGAATGCATCGCTGTTCCACGATGCCAAGCGGCTTCCGTTATTTGCTTTGCTTTTTCTTCTCCTACTTCTTCAATAAACTTTAAATACTCAGGATCAACAATCATATCACCTAAAACAGTTGTGACTCCTGGTACTTTGAGCGGATAATAGGCTGTTGGGTTTCCATAATAATCCTTTAACCACTTTATTTTCTTTGGGTTAAAATTGTTTATAGTTAATTGGCTCAAGGGTCTCTAAATTTTGTAATATATATTTATATAATAAATTAATAAAAAGTTTTATGTATCATATTGTTTATATGACAACTAATCTAATTAACGGTAAACGATATATAGGAGACCATTCAACAAATAATTTAAATGATAATTATTTAGGGAGCGGATTAGCGATAAATAATGCTATTAAAAAATATGGTTCAAAAAATTTTTGTAAACAAGTTCTTGAAGAGTTTAATACAAAACAAGAAGCTTTTAATGCTCAAGAAAGATACATTAAAGAATTTGATACATTAGAACCAAACGGATATAATATTAGTCCAAAGGGAGGCCATCAAATATCAAATGGTATTTCTGATGAAACAAAGAAAAAAATTAGTCGTACATTATCTGGGCGCTCATTATCTGAAGAACATATAAAAAATATGATAATTAGCCGAATAGGAAGAAAACTTTCTAATAAGACAAAGAAAAAATTAAAAAATTCTTTAAACGGACATATAGTTTCAAAAGAAACAAGAGACAAAATTAGTAACTCACATAAAGGTAAAAAACTTTCTGAGGAAACAAAAATTAAAATAGGATTAGGCGTTAAAAAACATTTTTAATCCATTCTACTACTGTACTAATTATAGGAAATTTTATTAATGCCCATGTCAATAATCCTATAATAACTGTTCTTGAAACTACCCATTTTAATGATAGTCTTTTAAATGCGAATCTGTAGACAATACCATAAGCTAAAGTTGGCTCATTATTTTCATCATAGAATTGATTGAATTCTGGAACAATGTATTCCGCAAATTGTAAATCCTCATCAATATAACGATGAATAGGCCCAAGAGTTTCAACTACTCTTAATCGTTTGATACTGTCAGGCAATGCTCTATCTTCCTCTGGTAATCTTATAGGAAAATAAACTGTATAAAAAAAGTTATGTCGCATGTCATACTTGTTATAAGTAGATTGAGGATCAGCCTTTTCTCTATCTATAACTTTGATCCATGCGGCATAATTTTGGAAGTCTTTTATGACCATCCAAACCGCCCATTTTTTTGGATTGAACGGATGTATTTTACTCATTTTCTTCGTGATAAGCTTCAATAAGTTCAGGATATTTTTTAGTAAGACTATCAGCTACATCTTGTCGTGCTTTTCTTAGTCTTGTTTTAACTGTGTTTAAATTCCAATTTAAACTATCAGCTATATCCTGTAACTGTTTTTTGTTTACTTCCCTTTCAAACATTACTGTTTTATAAGGTTCTTCTAATAAATCAATCTCTTTAAGAGTTAATTCGTAAAGATGCTGTGTTAATTCTTCACCTGTAGGTCCGATACATTCAAGATCCATATAAAAAGGATTTGAATAAAGTTTTAAAACTTTTGACTGGTTTTCTGATAATTGTTCGTGTGAAAGATTTCTTCTGTTAAGGCGTAATTGTCCAAGTGCTTCATTCTTTGCAATTGCATAAACCCATGTAGAAAAACTCCATTTAGTATCATACTGGTTTATTTTTTCCCAAATGCTAACAAATGTAGCAGAGACAATTTCTTGACATAAATCTTTATCTCCATTAACATATTTACCAACAAACAAAGACAATCCTGGTTTTAGACGTTCAATTAATTCTTTAAAAGCGTATTGATTTTTATCCTCTAAGAAATTAACTGCTAATACTTGAATCGACTTCTCTTTTTCTTTTCTATGCATACACCAATATTATTTTCCAAAAATAGAAATCATGTAATAGAACTAAATAGTTGAGAAATTAATCCTCAACTATTTGTTCTACGTAAGAGTTAACGTTAGTAAGGATTCCTGCTACTTGAACGTATGGGAAATTTCCAAGAACGTTAATAACCTGAGTTAATGTATTATGGTCCATGACCTCAACATTAATTGCATTGATAATTCCAGCGATCTGGTTGAAAGGATGTTGTCCGATCGATTTTAAAACGGCATCCTTAAATTCAGGCTTGACTCTATATGTTGGAACATATGGTTTGGTTTCGACTTGCTGAGTTGCGTCAACCTGAGGTTTCTGTGCTTCTGCCATAAAATTTAATTTTAGATTTTACAATTAGTTTATTTATATATATCTTGACTTTCAAGAATTTTCCCGGGATATGCTAATTTAACATCCGTACTGCTGTTAATATTTTTTAAAAAAGTTAAGTCTCTGTTAAAATGTAACCTTCCTTTTGAAGCATCTCAATACGATGTTCAATTTCATTTTGTAGGATAAGAACGTGGTTTGTAACAGAACCTGTTTTTGCTTTGTAAGTAATGATCGTTGTTAGCCACTCGCTAGGAAAATCATCTGTCATAAATTCTATGACCAAAGGTGACCTTGGTTTTGTAAGCTTATGTAATTTTTTATAATTTTTAAAATTCTCTATGTTATCGTCTTTCATTATAATGATTTATTAAAAAGCACATAATCAAAATATCTTTTGTATGAGTTAAATAACTCATCAGGAGGTAAAACCATATAGTTAAGGTTCTTTTCATCTCCAAATTCATGAGCACATTTAATTACTAAACAATTAACAGAACCACTCATGAATTTTAGATAATTATTTCGTACTTTCTTTTGCAATTCAAGATCTTCTTCATGAATATCAGTTTTTCCTTGTAAGTAATTGCGATCGTCTCCCTCTCTTTTTACTTTTAATCTTTCTTCGGCCACAGCATTAGGAACATCAAAGAAAATGTTTAAATCAGGATATGGAAGACTTAAAAATTGAAATTCGAATTCAAAAATCCATTCTTTCATTCGAGTAATATCTTCTTCATTATCAAATTTTGCACACTGATACGCGATATTCGAGTACACATATCGATCCAAAAGAACTACATCATTTTCTTCTAATGCCTTTTCTAATTCAGGTAAAAACCTGAATCGATCCATTGCATAGATATTAGCAACAAAAAGAGGATCAACTTCGTTTGCTTTTCCGAATTCTCCTCTTAAAAATCTTGCGATCACATCAGAAAACTGATTGTGCCCATACATTGGAAAATGATAATAGGCATATTTCAGATTTTTTTCTTCAAAATATTGTTTAGCTTTATCAGTTTGAGTAGATTTTCCCGAACCATCAATTCCTTCGAGAACGATTAGTTTACCTCTTGACATAAATATAGTTTTAGATAATTATCTATTCTATAAGTCAATGAGTAAAAAGTTTTGTTTATTTAAATAATTTTGGAAATAAAACTCTTGGAAATATTGATATGGCATGATTTAGAAGAAACCCTACTGCGAAAGCTTCAATTAATGACCAATCTAAATTAAATATAGCTTTAATTGCAATTCCATATAATAATGATGCAAAGGCTGAATCCAATACAACGAAAAGTTTAGATAGAAAATAAAATTTAACAGTGTGTTGAGTAGGTTGTTGAGATTGAGATTGCTGTGTCGGCATTGATTGAGGAGGCACAAACGTTTGCTGTTGTGGTGGAGGAGGCAGCGGTTTACCTCTTTTCACCGCATTCAATCTGTCTCCTAATGAATCATTGTTTATCATAAATCTAATTACAAATCCAACCTATAAAATCGTCTTCTTTATCAAGAACCATATGTACGCTTATGTGATATTGGTCAAATCCTTCTGGTGATAATTTATATGGATTGTTAGTCCAAAGTTTTTTACCATCTTCTTCGATATATGATTTCTTTTTAAAATAGGGGACAAATCCTGGGGTTACATAAGGTACTGCATGTCTTCCTGCCCATTTGTCATCATGTCTTCGAAGAACTTTAACCATTTCTTCTATATCATCAACATAAAAGCTATCAGTGCCAGGAATGTTTTTAAATCTTCGAGCTAATGTTTGAAATACTGTTGGTAACTCTCTAGCTCGTCCCTTTACTGTAGCTTTATTGAAATGACCTATAATAGGATATACTGTTTCTCTAACTAACATTATTTTTTAACAACTTTATCCTTGGTATCTTCTTTTACTTCTTTTCCAATTTCTTGATCTTCTTTCTTAGCTTTAGCTTCTACTTTTGGTTTAGCTTCAACAGTTATCCCCGTTGATTTCTTTTCAGAAGATTCGTTTTCTTTTTTACCTTCTTCAGGTGCTTTAGTTTCGCCCCCAGGGAATTTTGTTTCAGGAAATGGCACAGCTTTTTCTCTCTTTCCACCTTCTGTGTCTTTGGTCTTAATGTCACCATATAAACCAGGTTTAAAATCATTTACAGATTTCAAATTAGTATCAAGATGGTAGCCAGGTTTGAATTCATGATATGACATTTCTACTTTTACTTCTGTCTTACCTTTATGGTATTCTTTCTTAAGCCAGTCATAAGCCTTTTTACCTTCTTCAGGTATAATCATACCATTATCATCAGGTAAATTTCCCGCCTTTTCTTCTTCGTTTAATGATAAAGACTTAGTTAAATCTTCTTCATTTACTTTATCATAAAGTTTTCCTAAATATTCATGAATATTAAAACTTCCGGCTTTCATAATGCTAATATTTTATTTTATATATCTTAATCTTAATAGACAGTTGATGCTGTCCAATATTTTCCCATTTTATTGTACCCTGCGTACTTAACCCATTCATCAAATTCATCTTTGGACATAGCCATTAAATCCTTTTTCAATTCATCACGAATTTCTTCATCGAATTGTTGAAGTATTTCATTGATAAGATCGATCTTATTTAATATATGTTGGCTTTCAAAGACAAATTTAGCGCGCATATAAACTATTAATTTATTTATATATCACACAAAAAAAGCCCGCACTTAGGCTGCGGGCAAGTCTCTAAATTATATTGTATTTTTTCTTATACATTCCATTACGAGAACCAGAAACAAGATAACCTCGGTTTTTCATACCATTATTCTCGCTAATTTTTTGCCGGGTTTCTATTGAGCGAGTTATTCCTTTATTTTTAGACTTTCCCTTTTCAGAGTTACTAATTTTTGTTTTTGTTTCTTCAGAATGTATTCGTCCTTTCATTGGAGATTGTCTTCCTCTTTTTGACCCTCCTTTACCTCCAATGTTAATATTATAACATAATGGATTTGTTATTATATCTTCGATAACAAATTGTTTTTCAAAATTTAAGGCATCGTCAAAAGAATCAAAAAATTGGATGATTTCTCTTTTAAAATTTTCACGGCCATATTTTTTGATAGCCTTTAATAATAATTTTCCTGATCCTAGATAATTATCGTTATCTTTGTCAGAAGAATGAACACCATAATAAAATTTTTCATTTATGATGTTTGTAGTTTTATAAAAATAATTAAATTTTTTCATAATAAAAAAGCCGGCACTAAGGCTGCCGGCAAGTCTCCTGAAAGTGGGTGCTTCTTAAGCAGCCATTTTCATTTCATTAAACTGTTCGCCGTTTATTGCGTTCATTGAGACGTTCATTATTTCCCTCAGTATGCAATCAAAGCCAAGTCACCCCCGTTTGGAATTGATTAAGGGTTCAATTCCGAAAACCCAGGGCTAACCGGTGTCCAGAAACTGGACGATGGTCAGGATTCCACCACCAATTTAAGAATGAGTAAATTGGAACTCGTTTAGCGACTTGTTTCGCTGTGGAGGTGGCGGGATTCGAACCCGCGTCTTACATACCTACTCTATAACTAGCTCCGAGGAGCATTCTCAATATCTTTAGTTTCTTCTACTTCGTTAGTTTTCGGCCCTTTTGTAACCATAACTATAAGAGCTATGACTGCAATTACGTCGAGAACAATGGATATACCTCTGACACTGTCAACATCACCACCGGATGCGCCAACACCCATTCCCATAAAGAGACCAATTAATAATGCGAGTGCAACAGGTACTAAAGCCCACCATCTCCAGCCTTTTTTCCAGGCGAAGATAGTTAAAATAATTTCTGCAACTAGTAACATGTAATTTGATTTAAGGATTACAAATATAATAATTATATGTCAAAAACAAAAATAAGATCTGTTAAAAATCTGTTAAATAAAATTTAAATAGTCTTCGTATTTAATCATGAACTCTTCATATGTTAATCCATAATCATCAAGAGTTCCAGGTTCTTGTACAAATTCTTCTTTCTCATAGTCATAAATGCAAAGACCATATTCTCTTAACTCTGTAAATTTTATTAAAAACAAAAGAACATATTGATAACCGTATCC